AAACAGATGCACAGACAGGAACCACTGCACAGTTTATTCGCAAGTTAGATAACGAACATCCTATAGTTAGAGCAACCACGGATGCAAATAGAGTTGTATCTTCGTTGACAATAGAATATGAGGGATGGGGATATACTTCAGTTCCTATCATGACTATTGGAGAACCTGATCTTGGAACTCAGGCAACTGCTGTTGCAATCATGACAACTAGGTCTGGTGTTTCTAATCAATCTATTGATAGAATTTTACTAACAAATCCAGGCACAGGATATACAACACCACCTCTGGTTGTCTTTAGTGGAGGTAATCCTGTATCTGGTGCAGCTGCTACTGCTATAGTTTCTGATGCGGTTCTTGGACCTGTAGGACTCACTACTGGTGGTAAAGGATATACATTCACTCCTACTGTTGGTATCACTTCTGTTTATATTCAACAGTCGAATGAGACTGAACCTCTATTGATGAACGCACAGGCAGAGGCAGTTGTCAGTACTGCTGGTACAGTTAAGGAGATTAGATATAGTAATGCTGGTGCTGGTTACACCAACACAACTGCATATGTTGCCATCGGTTCAGTAACATCTAATTTCTTTGGTGAGTTTGATATTGATGAGATAGTTAAAGGAGTATCTACAGGTACAAGTGCCTACGTTGCCAGCTGGGATACTGCAAATAATATACTCAAAGTCGTTGCATCATCTGGATCTTTCGGAGTTGGTGAGGTAGTAGTTGGAGCAGCTGCAAGTTATAGAATTCTCTCTATTGATGAGGATTTTAATGATGTTCCTTTCGCTGCTAACGATGAAATCGAGACAGAAGCAAATGAGATTTTAGACTTTACAGAAAGAAATCCTTTTGGGGAATTCTAAATAGTTTCATAAGGTGGTAATATTATGTTAACGAATCACTTCTATCATGAGATTATTCGGAAGACCATCGTGTCTTTTGGAACACTCTTTAATAATATAGAAATACAACATACTGACAAGTCAGGTAAGGCTGTCAGTGTGATAAAAGTTCCAGTATCTTACGGACCTCAGCAGAAATTTTTAGCTAGAGTAACTCAAGGTAGGGATTATCAAGACGGTGTTGGTACTACACTCACTCTACCAAGAATGTCTTTTGAAGTTATTGGTATGACTTATGACTCGACAAGAAAGGTGTCTACTATGCAATCTTTCAAGTCAGT